CTTTGTAACCATTCAATGGCGTTGCTCCGTTTTCCCAAATCATACCAGCCGCGCCACTTACTTTTGGTGTTGATTTTAAAATACCACGTGTTGCTGCATTTACCAAATAACCTAATGTACCAACATCGGCATTAGCAATAGCCACTTTACTTTCGAGTGCTACGATATTTGCCCATGTAGGGATTAAACCGTTTGTACCACCAACAACCGAACCAATACCCGATTTGCTTAATATACCTTCTGGAATTGGAACAGATCCCGAACCATTGATTGCAGCTTGTTCGATTCCTAATTTAATTGCATTAATCATTTGGCGACGAATACGAGCTTCAACGCTTGGTGATGTTTGCAATGTTAATTGAGTAGCAATATCAACATAAGTACCTAAACGTTTAGGTGTCATTGATACCTTACCAATTGTTGGTGCTGATTGAGCATTTGCATCGATTTCGCCTTCCCATGTAGCTGCTGCCACGGCTGTTTCGATTGGAAATTGAACATTGCCTTTTAGTCCGGTCATAAAATCGGCACCTAATTGTGTAAATACCAATGCATTTTGTAATGCACCGATAAAATCGTGTAATTCGGTTGCTACTGCATTACCACCTAATGTTGCAGTTCCAACCACTAATTCGTTTGCACGTTTTTCGCTGTTAGGATCTAAAATCATTGGTGGGATAACAATTCCTTTACCTTCAAGTGCAATACCATCTTGTAAAGCTTGTTTTCTTGCTTCTTGATCCATTTCTCTTTCGAAACCTTCCAAATTTTCACCTGATACAACACTCCTAAGAGCTTTCATAAACGAATACTTGCGTATTTCTTCGTTTTCTTTTTTCTTTTGCATTGCTCCAATTGCTCTACGTGCGGATTCTTCTTCTAATTGTTCTCTTTCTTGTAATTCTTTAATTTTTGGATCTAATTCGTTTCGTTTCCGTTTTTCTTCGTCGTATTCTGTTTTTTCTTCTTCGTTAAATACGCGATTTTCTTCTTTTGCTTTATTGTGTATTTCGAGCATTCGATCTTCGTGTGCTTGTCTTTGCTCAATTAACACTTTAGAAGTGATTGCATTAATACCCATAATGCCGGCTGGCATTGGAATAAAATGCATTACTTGTAAAACTACGGCCCCTATCGCTGGGTTAATTCCCAACGTACTTGCAAAAATGCTTCCCAAAAGGGCCAAAAACAGGATTGAAATAATTTTTACTGTTTTCATTGTACTAAATTTTAAGTTAATATTGATTTTAATTTATTTTGTACCCTTTAAACCCATTGGTCAGGGCCTTATTTAAAAATCCGTTAATTCGCGTTCGCGTGTTTCTGTTTCTGCTTGTATTTGTTCCGGGGTTGGTTTGTTTTCTTCTTCGTTGGCTTTTTTGTATTGATCGAATGAACGTTTAGCCACATCAACTACCGTATCGTAATACGCCGGATCGGTAACTACTGAAATATCGAATATTTCGGCAAATTTCATTATTGTACGTTCGCTGTCGCCTTCTTCTTTTTCTTCCCATTGATCAACTTTTACAATAAATGCAAATGAGCATTCCTGGTAATTTTTGTTTCGTACATTTTCGAGTAAATCATTACCAATAGTTGTGTTTGGTGCTTCGAATTCGAATCTTAACCCGGTTTCGTCCACTTCGAGTTTTAAGGTATCGACGTTTTTATTTGATCGTGCAAGTATTAAATTATGATCGTGGTTTATTAAGGCTTTTACATCTTGTTTACTCCAATCGATATCGCTAAACGCGTCTTTATCGATTTTTTCCTTAAACCAACCTAAAGATCGTGACCAAACGCCAAATTTACAGGCGTATCCTTCAATTATGCGTGAATCATCGCCTTTGGCTCTTAATTCAACATTTGAACTATACACACGGTTTTCGCGTGTTTCGTTAATCTTCTTTTTTAGTGTCATTACCTTGAATTTTATTTAATAATTGTGCTATTTTAGCTTCGAAATATTGATCGATTCGGTCGGTTGGTATGGAGTTAAGCGGAATAAATCTTTGTTCGCCACCTTCGTACGTGTTTTCGTTTTCGAGTTTGCGAATATCATTAGCAGAATAAACCCCAATAGATTGCATCCCTTTGTAATATTCCATACGGCTTTTAGAATCGCCGCGCATTAATGCATTTAGATTGAATTTAAAAGAGAATTTATCTTTTAAATTTTGTGGTATTAATTTTCGGTCGAATTCCTGTTCGATTCGTTTTGCCCATGGTTTAATTGCATTGTTTACATGCTCAATACTTAAATGTTCGATATTGCTAAATGTAGCTTTTTCGAGATCGTTAATTTTATGTGCTGATACTCTGAATATTCCGGCTATTTCTGAACGGCTAAATTTTTGTTTTTCGATATATTGAGCATCGGCCGGTGGTACCCCGATAGCCTGGTATTTTAATCCTTGTCCTAACACGGCGGTTTGGTGGGCTTGTTGTGGGCCGGTGTATTTAGCATTCCATTTTTTTGAATAAGTTTCGATTTGTTCGTCGGTTAATTTTTGTTCGCTTGTTAATAATCCTTGTAAGTTTGCACCATTACCGAAGAATGCACCGCCATACTCTTGTGCCGCAATACCACTTCCGATTGTTTCACGATGTAAACCAATCATTGATAAACCATTTATACCATCTAATGAAGGGCCAACAACATGGATCATATTTTCGGGGCGTATTAATTCATATTCGCCCTGCACCTTGTACCACAATTTACCATCAACGATATATGGTGTTACTTGGCTAGAATGAATAATTTTTAACTCTATTGGTCGGCCTTGTTGGTTGCGTTTTATTTGGGCGTAGGCATTGCCCCAAAGGTTTGCCAATGCAGTTAATGTATCGAAAAAAGTAAACGCGGTATGGTTAGGGCTGGGCGAATTATGAACTAGATCGTATAAATAATGATTGGTAATTTTTTCTTTTTGATTATTGCCTTTATAGATTAATTCTAATGGTACGCTGGCCAAATCTTCGGATATTACACGAACAGAAGAAAAAACAGAAGGCAAGCCCATTGCTTTGCCTTCTGTTACGTTAACCCCCGAATTTGTTTTACCAAGCAAACCAGGCAAAACTTCGTTTAATGTCTTTATATCTGTTAAAGAATAATTACGGTTTTCGGCTTCGCGGCCTAACTGAATACCGAATCGTTTTCCTTTATTTGCATAACCTATAAACATATATAGATTTTAATTTGTACTTAAATTGTAATACAAACCTAAATATGTTTAATTTGCATATCAAATATTTTTTAATATATTCTTTAACGGTAGGGCGTTAATAAGTCCTGGACACGTTTATTTATATGGTTTTTGTGCATTTTATTTTGTTTCTTTTGCATATTTTTAAATAAAAAAAAGCTGATCGCCGGTGTCGCCTTCGCTCATTGCGGTTAAATACTCGCCTTTTGCCATGACTAATGCCACCCATCCATCGACCTTTTCGGCTGCTTTTTTCTTATCGATCTTTATATTTTCGGCTGCATCTTGAGTAATTACTATATTTGAACATTGCCAACGGCCTACAGGATTACCACCGTGTATTAATTTTTGACTTAACACCAATTTGAAAACTTCTTTTGTTGGGGTACTCATAGATACGAAACCCTGTCCGAATGCTGACATTTCAATACCCTGATCGATTAAGTCTATTACTAACTGGCTAGAATTGTATCTATCGTATGCAATGGATTGTAAATTGAATAGATCTACAATACCTGGTTCGGTTGTTTTATCGCCGTATTTTGTAAATCCTGTGATACGTGAATATATATAGTTGTAATCGGTTGTATTACCGTCGGTTAGTTCGATAAATCCTTCTTTGGCCCAAAGATCGTAATTAACACCATCTTTTTTAATTCGCTCCTGGTAACTCATTTCGGGTAACCAAAAATACCAAAGGATTGTAAAATATTCGTGATCGTCATCAGGAAATATTAAACAAAGTGATGTAGTATCGTTTACACTGGCTAAATCTAAACCGCCCCAACATTTACGACCTTTTAGTTTTTCAATATCGATAGGGACATCGCCTGTACATGCATTGTATTGTTTTGTAGTGATCCATGTTTTGGCGGCATCTTCCCAAAGGTTTAAATTTTTGGTTTTAAAACTAACGGCCTTTGTTGGATCGTTTTTTGCATCGATAAAACCATCCTGTAATTTATCGAGTTGAACGGATACGCCTAAATTTGGGTTTGCTTTTATCCAGTTTTTCGGATCTTCCCAATTATCGCCATCATCTAAAGTATAAATAATAGCAAACATATTATCTTGCTGTAGCGATCCATCTAATATTTTAATTGCAATTTTATCCATTTGAAAACATGGCCCTTGTTTGTTGTAACCCCTTGTTGTAATAACTAATATTAAAGGTTGTGGGCGGTTAACCATCGCGGTTTTACTATTGGTATATAATTCGTCGGTTTTATGGGCATGGAATTCGTCAACGGTAACAATGTGCGGGTTTTTACCTTCGAAACTATCGGCATCGGCTGATAATGGTTTCATAAAACTTGCGTTTGGCTCATATGCAATAGAATGAGTTAAGAAATTTATATACTCTTTTAACTTAGATCGTTTTAACATTTCTTTGGTATATATAAAAACTTCTTTTGCCTGGTCGCGGGTTGTGGCCGTGCTATAAATTTCGGCTGCTTCTTCACCATCAACTAATAAACCTTTTGCAGATACAAACCCGGCATATGGTGATTTACCATTCTTTTTTGCAACCGATATGTAAGATTGTGTAAAACGGCGGTAACCATTGGCACGTTCGAAACCAAATAAATTCCATGTTATGAATTGTTGCCATGGTTCTTGTATGAATGGTTTTCCGGCGGCTGTACTTTTAAAGTGTTTTAATACTTCTGAAAATTTAATAGCTTTAATTGCTTTTTGTTCGTTAAAATATATACCACGTTCGGGGCCGTGTTTAATATCATCGAAATATCTTTTACATGCATTTTTTACATGGTTACATGCTAATATTTTTTCGTTTAAAACATCATCGGCATATTGTACTGCAGGGTGTATTTTTGATTTTGCCATAATTATATAAATTCTTTAAATGGGTTGTCTTTTTCTTTTGGTGGTTCTATCGTAAACTTATTACGTGATATTGGGTTAAACCCAAAATCACCAGCCATTTTATTGGTAACTGTCAGCAAATCGCGATACATTTTTAAATATGGATTTTCAATATATCGTAATAAATAACCGTTTTCGTCGTGAATCTCTTTAAAATGGCCTTTTTTTAATTCCTGGATACATTTAAAAATCATATCCATATTATTGGCATATACGGCCAATTGTTCTAAATCTAACTCGGTTAATAATTTTAATTGCATCAACTGATTGGCCTTTTGTTTAAAAATATCTTTGGCGCGTTTACTTTTTAAAACTTTCAATTGGTTGGCATTTGTAATTTGTTCAATATCCTGGATTGTATCGAAATTATTTTCGTTATCCATTCTGCAGGGTTGATCTGTACCCCTGATTTTTTTTAATTCGTTTGGTATTTTTTTTCGTCCGGCCATAATTAAAGTATTTTAGCATCTATGGTTTTAATAAAATCTGAATAAAATTTGAAGTTATCGGGGTTTTTATCAATTGTAATATTTTCAAATCGGGGGTTATTTGTAAAATTCATTGAACCAACGAAATTAATTACCCCGCATTTGGTTTTAATACAAATGAATTTAGAATGGTTAGGGCATAACTTTATTTTAACTCGCTGTTTTAATATTTTGTATGCACCCGATGTTATTAACCATTTTGTTGTATGCAAACTTGAAAGCAATAAAATACATTCTTTAATATTTCCGGCATTTGTTAAATCTAATAATGAACTAATACCAGCCGGTGTAATTGAAAACGTACTGATATATAAACTTTCTATTTGATTTTTTAAAGCCTTAATAATATTTGGCGAATCAAATTTCTTTGATATTAAATTTAGACTTGTATAATTATCTAATTCTTTAATCAATTCAATAATTGCCATTATATCGGATTCAATTTTATTTGAATACTTATAATTGTTTCGATTAATTTTTTTGAACATTTTATTTTCTGCAACTTCTTGTTTTGATAATTCTTTATCCTTAAAAATTATCGATTCAAATTTTGTATTTAATTCGTTTCTAAAAAATGAGTTCATTACTTTTCATTTTGCACGTGTATAAAAAAAGA